CAAACGGAACCGCTAGGACAAGCGGCGAACGGCCCTACCCATCCATCATCTTCTACTGGATAACTGGCTTCACCCGGAGCAAACAATTCTTGTCCTCCTGCCTCAGGTGATGTATAGACATTGGTCGGAAAAAGAGATACCGTTCCGCCGGGTTCTATCACTTCATAGGTGACTTCTTGGTAGAGGCCAATATTTGAGTTCCCGATCTGAATGGCCTCTATATCAAAATAACCGTGACCGAGACAAAAGAGAGAGTACTGAAACTGATCATTATTGATGTACTGGAAATAAGGACGGGAAGCATAGGAAGGATAAATCCGATTCCTCCCATAACAACATTCAATAGGCTCGCCAAGTCGGATAGCATTGGACTGCCCCTTGGTGCTGAACACTGGATCGCTAGACGGTTGTTGTCCGGGCGTGGTTGGCGGAGGGACTCCTAACGTGAGACTAACAATGATCGATGCTACCGCTATCACGATAGCAATAACCAAAAAGACGACAGGCCCGGAAGGAATAGCACAGAAATTGATAACATCGTCAGGTTGGATTATGTAATTCCAATCTATTCTTGTCACCGGCTTGCCGTTGACAAGACAGATAGTAGGGACATCAAATTCCTTAAAACCAGGGAACCTTTGTTGGAGCCATTCCCATAAACTAATACCTCCATCATGCACACTCTTACGGAGGTCGGTCATCGGTTGGAAAGGATTGGATGTCTCAATTATGAAGGCCATAAACGATGTTTGAAATAACTGATATATTTAAATCCTTTGAAGCGCAATCTGAGCAGAGTATCCACGATTACATTCTGCGAGTCCCAACAATGAAGGATCTTACCTCCATCCGCATCGATGAAGATACCAACGTGATGGTAAGTCTTCTTCTGGGACATAGCGACGGCGCAACCATCGAATGGTTTGAGAACCTGAACCCATTGTGTCTCGGCAGACGTCACAATCTCCCGGTGGATCGTAAGCGATGACCCGGCCGAGATGCCCGGCAACGTAGGAAGAGCTATGCTGAAGCGGGCTCGGTAGACATCCACGAGCAAGCCCCAACAATCGTAAGCATCGGGCCCGCGGGCTCCCAATCTATGAGGCTTTCCAACATATGAAGTGGCCCAATGCATCATCCCAGAGAAGGAAATCTAGATCGTTGATACAGGAGAGAAGGAAACTTCTTGTTGACCAGATCCATAAAGGTACATTTGCCAGTCACCTGGTAAGTGGTGACTTGGACGTCCTTCAGATAAAGAACCAATGGAGGAATCATCTGTGATGCTGTTAGATCGTCACTCAGATAAGGACGATAGACGATTTCGACCGGCACCTTATTAGCCCGGGCGGTTTCGATGAAGTCGCTCGCAACACGGTTGACATTATCAATTGCGATATTGAGACTCTTGAACCCTTCCTCGTCAGAAGGGGGTAAAGTGAACTGAAATCCACAAGCTATGAAGGTGTGTTCAACGTTGTCTTCATCAAACGCATTGATCCCAGTCTTGGTCTGAGAAATATAGATCGGGCTTTGTACTCCCGTCTGCCGAATCTCCAGGGTGTGAATAACGACCTTCGTCGTGGGGGCGATAGCAAACGCTTCTTTGATTGCATCTTGAAGGGAGGCATTCATGCTATTTTTGCAAAGAACATATCAGATATATAACACAGAGGAGTGGAACGATCCCAACCTACACAGATGGAATTCCAATACCCATCAACTGCCTCATCGGTCGCAATAGTAGAGGAAGCGGATCCTCCTCCGTGACCTTGTCCGGTGAGGGTATCAAGCATAGAAGCCACTCCCGCCATGGTGGCTTGCTCCATGACGGTTCGTAATTGGGCGGAGGTCAAGTCTCCTGTATTGTTTGCTGAATCAGTATTGACCACAATCGCTACCTTAGTCGAGATAGACGAAAGCTTTGTCAATTCCACAACCACAGCATTTCGATTGGAGGCGGGTAGAATTGAGCAAGCAAAAGAATCTGATAACCCTCCTGTCCCTTCCGTAACAACACTCCCTACTTTCTTGGCATAGAAGGCATTGGTACTCCAACTATAATAAGAGGATGCTCCTATCACCCTGTTCCAAGGATTACCCTTGGATCGCATCCCAATGAAATGACTGGTGGCATTATTCAAAGGACCGTTAGCCAATCCGGAAGTGGGGTCGGCCAATGCCCCGAGATAGAATCGAGGGATGCTAGGGATACTCGCCCCAAAATCATCAAATGCCACACGACAACCGATACGCAAAGCGGTCCATGTAGATCCGATGTTCAATTTGGCCGCCCAATGGGCATTGCCCAGGGTGAGACGACGATCGGTTTCCGCTCCGATTGTGACTGTAGTAATTTCAACACTCATTAAGGTCCATCTCCATAATACATAGTCAACAGATGAGAAGAAGAGGAAGGACTGCCCAATACCAAAGCACCTAGAGCAAAACTCTGGAATGTCTCCCCATACGTCGCATTCTCACTATTTTGATTGTAGACTGCTATGATACCCGTGCCCGCGGGCTCCATAGCATTTTCTGAATAATCCACTCCAACAGGATAACATTCGAATGTTGTACCGCCTCCCTCCGTAATAATAGCCCCACACAGACCAGGATCAAAGGGTTCAGGAATTGCTCCCACCTCTTCTTCCTCGATGGTCATCCTTGCTCGGACATTGTAGAGATTATCACCGCGACCGAACTGATAGGCCTCTTCGTAAAATCCATATTCCGTGACAGTCTGTTGGGTAGGATCATCCGGATCAACAATGGTAATGACGAAAGTATATTGACCGTTCACCAAATCATCTTCAAAGAAGGCTTTAAACGTCTCAAACTCATCCTGAGTGAAGTTCCATTGGAGATCGACAATAGTGAAATAGTTCTCATATGCCCTACGGACCCGGATCCGTTTGGTCTCCATCTTGGCGACGGTGCTCTTTGCGGATATCGTCCTGTCCGGACCTCGCAAAGGTAAGGGCAGAGCATCCGGCCAATCTATGGCGTCACTGCTAGGCATAGACGACTTTCATCATACAAGTAAGGCCGCATCAGGTAAAGTAGTCTTGGACACCAATTGCAACATGGATCCGACCGATTGCATATTGTCATCAGGACTGATTTCAATATCACCTACAAATTGGGCGATCCATGTATCGAGGCTGCTGTTCTTTGGGTATCTTAATTCGATCGTAAATTGTGCTGCTCCATTGCCAAGCGTGTCTGACCAGAAGGTAAGAAAGGTATCAAGCTGAGCTTCAGTGAGCGTCCATTTGACATTGAGGATGGCATAGGGTGTCCGCCAACGTGATCTCCGCCGATTCTTCGCTGAGGAACCGGTCGAGACAATGGTGGGCACACTGGCCGCACCATCATACTCCAGACTAGGCAACGGCAGTGTAGCAGGCCACGCATGAGTAGTGGTGATCGTGACGCTCATCTGCCACTCCTCCGCAATCCAAAGCTGGATTGCATAGAGCCATTCACATCACCTCGTCCCTCCCGAATGTCAGATGCGATTGAGTTTTTGGTCCGAGCGATGATGATTTCAATTGTCTTGTCACGGCCACTGCCGCTCTCGCGAACTTCGGCTTGGGCATCCGTGTGATTATTGACAACCACACTGACATTGCTCCCACCTAGCATATCGTTGGGAGTGATATTTCCACTACCGGCTGGACTGAATAATTCAGGTCCTTTCTCTCCGACAAGATATGCCTTACCGGAGGAGACAGAACCACCCGCGGCCTTGCCCCCTGCAAACTCCAATTGGACCGATTGGATATTGGAGACGATGCTGGCGGTCGCTGCCACCACACTTGCCATCGCTGCGAGATTCGCCGGCCAAGACATTGAAGCCGCATTGGCAATACCTTGGGCAATCTTGACAGTAGCCTCAGCAATCGCGAATGCTTTACTAACAGCAAACATCGCTTTATAAGCCATCGATTGTTTTCCCGCCCATACTTCGGTGATCTTGGCCAAATCACCAAACATATTTGATGCCGACTCAAGCGCCAACTGGGCTTGTGCCATCTGCAGTTGTCGGATTTGCTCACCATAGAGCTTAACAAGAGCAAATTTCTTCTTTTCCGCCTCCTCAGTCAATTTGACTTCGCTATCACTAATATCCTTCAGGGTCTTCAGATGCTCTCGACTGACTTGTTCTTGTTGCTTGTATAGTTCGATTTGTTGGGATGTTTGATCACCTAAGCCCATACCGCCAATACCAAGACCGCCAATACCGAATCCCCCATGCCCTAATCCTTTCCGCACCATCGGATCGAAGCCGCTACCATGACCACCTCCACCACCATGTGTCATTTCACCAAAAGCTTGGGAATACATCTGGTTGATGGTATTGGAAGCTTGGGTCTTGGACAATTCCTGAGCCATGTGATTGTGCTGATGAACAATATCATCGACTGTTTTCCTGACACTCTGAACCGTCTTGTGACCTTCTTTTTCGGCTGTATGAGAAATCTTCTCAAACTTACCGATAAGCCGTTCGCTGAAACTACCATTGGCGATTAGATTGTCCAATTCTTTTTGATTCTCTGCAACGACGGTCGCTAAGTCCTGACTTCCTTTCGCAACGGTGCCTTGCAACTCACGTAAGTAATTGGCGACGGGGGCAGTTGAGACACCACTGCCTACAATGCCTGCCGCGCCCGGGATCGACATCAGTTCCGTTTGGAGACGGTTGAAAACCTTGAGAATGGAAACCACGGTCTTCACCGCCTTGTCCAAGATCCAATCGAAAGCTTCAGAAGCCTTCAAGGAAAACCAAGCGTGAGCCAATTGCAGACTTTTGATAGCAACCTTCCATCCCCAAAACGCATCACCAATCACTCCAATAGCAGAAACCATCGCGGGTGCAATCGAATTGACCCAGGTCATATGCTCGGCATTCATTTGACCTGAGGTTCCAATGACATCCTGGAGGGAAGCATTGAGCATCATCAAGACGGGTGTCAACTTCTCTCCGACAGTGAGCAGGATGTCTTCAAATCGATGCCAGGTGATTGTCAATTGATCGAAGAGATTCTGCAGTTGTTTCTCCGCAACCTCCTTTGTAGTCCCACCAGCACTCCTCAACGCCGCTTCATACTCTCGGATCTTTTGAGACGTTCCCAACAAAGGTAAAATAACACCTTGCACATGAGCACGAAATCCCAATGTCTCAAAAGCCGCCACTTTCTCCTCGGCACTTAGATTAGCCATTGCCTTCTCTAGATCTCCAATGATATCCGCGATGTTCCTCAATGCCCCCTCCGAATCAAAAACAGCGACATTCATATGGCGGTAGGCTTCGGCATTCTGGACCGCCTCAGACGACACCAGCCGTAACATACGAGAGAATGACATACCCGCATGCTCGGCCTTAATGCCTTGATCCGCCATGGCAGTCAAAACAGCTACACCCTCCTCCACATCGATATTGTAGGCTTTCATTGCCGAACCGGCCTCATGCGTGAGTGCATCACTGAACTGCTCTACAGAAGCATTCGCTAGAATGTTGGCCTTCACAAGAACATCGGCGATCCGATTCATGTTCTCCATGTTCTTGGTAGCATCAGCGACCTTCAATCCCAAGGCTGCCTGAGCATCTGCTAATAGAGTCGTCGCACGAGACAGATTGAACTGACCAGCAATTGCAAACTCATCAACAGATTGGAGAGCTGCAATGCTCTGCTCGGCAGTCAACCCCGCGGACGCCAAGAAGTAGTAAGCATCTGCAAGTTCTTTTGCTGAAGATGTCGACGTGGTTGCGATGGTCCTAGCCGTCGCTTCCATCTTCTTCGACAGATCATCCGTCAGGCCACTCATAATGGCCGTAGAGGCCGCCATCGACTTTTGGAACCGTCCGTACTCAACAACACCCGCAGCACCTATCGCCGCAAGTGCAGCACCCACTCCCAGAGATGCTGCCTTTGCCGCTGCCAGTATCCGTGCACTACCGGCAGTGACAGCGATCTCCGCCTCCTTCATGCCTTTGACCATCCCTATGGAATTGGCACTGAGAGTGACAAAGAGGTTTCCTAGACTGCCTCCGAGCCCGGCAGCACCAGCGACACCCAACATGGCAGATCCAACACCCATTATTCAGATGGTTTGAGATTAAAGAAGCCTAACCAAGTTGATTTGGATTTTGACATGGTCTGTTTTTTCTCAACAGATTTGAGAATGAAATCTTTCGTCTTCACACTCTTCGGATGCTTGACATAACCACGTCTCACTTCGGCGGCGATCTGAGCGAGATAATACTCACTCTTCTCGGTCCTATCTTCCGCCCAATTCAAATAATCCAACCAACTAAGGAACTCGCGATATGTAACCTTCTCCGCGAGTTCCTCAACCGTATGATGTAGGTGAGAAGCGACCCGGAACCAGGCCAGCTTCTCACCCGTCATCCGTTTTTTGAGTCAGATGCTTCCTGGACCTCTTGGCCAAGACGATTGAGATCCTGAGCTTCCTTGAAGATACCCGCCACGACAGACGCGGGCCATTTCTGTATCTCTTCGATGGGGACGGGGACCTTGCCCCGACAGAGACACGAGGAAATCAAATCAGCTTGGAGTCCCTCGAACTTTGCGACACCTTGTGATTTCCCATCGGGACCGTGTTTGATCCGCTTCGTCAGACGATCCAGATAGGCGTCGCGTTGAGCGGCCGTCATCTCTGTCAGTGTGAGCTCTTCAGTATCACCTTCCTCTTTTCCAAGAGTGACAGTGACCGTATTTTTCTTGAGATTATACATGTTCTATAATCTGGATCACGCCGGATTGGAAGTTTCGTCAGGCCCGTAGTAAGCCGGAGCGACTTCTGTCCCGTCGGCATTCCTCAGCGAGGGCTGGACCGTGAGTGACGCGGTGGGCTGTTCGCCTTCAGTGTTGGCACCCGGAGTGAACTCCTCGATCCAACCCCAAAAGGACACGCTGGAACCATCAGGGAATGTGACAGTCACAGGTTGGTTGACTCCAATCTGCCCGTACAACACCTCAATGGCGTCCGTGGCATAAGCCACCGTCGCGCTGATCTGAGGCATGGTCTTGAGCTGTTTGGGCGCCATCGTCCGCCACGCCGTATTGCGCATGGTAGTCGTGTCGATGGGACCGTTGGCCGTCATCCCCGGAGGAGTGACTTCTTTTTCGTACAGTTTCACCGTCGGAATGTTTGCGAAGGTGATATATGTTGGGAATCCGTCATCCAGACGGAGTTCATTTGCTGCTGGCATTGATTAACCTTTCTCTTGTTTGCATTAAATAGATCGTCAAATTCATAGCGTAGTCATCCCTACTCGCACCGCCCACCTCGTCAGGTCCTGCACATTTCGAAATCCAAATTTATGCATGAGGCGATGACGATGATAATCGGCCGTCCTGACAGAACACTCCATCTCCGCCGCGGCTTGTTTTGTCAACCACCCGCGTACGAGTAACCCGGCGAGCTCAGATTGTCGATTGGTGAGATACATTGCTCAGCATCGCAAAAAGGGAGAAGGAATGCAAACATGAACCTTCCTCAACTCGTCCCAGACCCCGAACACTTTCAGGAGCCAGAGGACCACAACAACAAGGACCACAATATTAATGATCCTCTTGATCTTGGCGTCCATTGGAATGTAAGTATTCACGAGCCAAAGTAAAACACCCACGGCAATAAGGGCGAAAACAATAGTTGCGAGTGACATAGGAGGTTATTTTGTTAGGGCACCGTTGTGTCCAGCGCAGCGACGGTGGTCGAAGCGAGCGGCCTCATGCCGAACGTGAACGACCACGGCGTTTGGGCGTGGGCCGTCAGGCAGGCTAGGAGGAGCAGGAAGATGGTTTTCATTTCGTCTCGTCATTCTCCGGCCTGTAGAGATCCTTCAGGACTGGCCCCAGTCGTTGCAGGTATTCCAGAATATTCGCTTCGATCGCACGGAGGTTTTCCATTACGCCATTGAGTTGGCGTATTCGCGTCACAACCTGCGCCTGGCTGTTGGTTCCGCTAGCCAGAGAACCCTCTATGGTCGCAATCGTTACAGCCGCATTACTCGTGATCGTGCGACCGGTTGGGATCGTTGAGTGCAGATCCATAAGCCTAGCCAGATTGTTCGATGTGACAATCGACGTTGCGAGCGCAGAGTTGCTAACCCACGCATTGTGCTGAGCCTGCATCGACGATCTGTAACTGAGATATTCCGATACGCTATAGTTTGCGTGCCATCCCGACGCGATGTTTGTCTTGTCCGTCTCGCTGACAGTCCGCGGCCATCCATTGGGTATTCCAGATGCGTCGTTGGTGTAGAACTGAACAAGTAGTCTCTGCGGATACGCTACCCCACAAAGCATTATGAATATAAGAAGTGTCGTTTTCATCGGGCATTAACCGTTGACCAATTAAGCGTGACGTAATCAAGTTGAAAAGCCATGTCTGCGGCAGACTGGTTAGTCCTAGCCATGATCAGGTATTCGAGTCCTGTTCCTACTGAGTGCGGGAAGCTCACAGAGTTGGTAAACGTGTATGAGTTTCCACCGTCTATAGAAAACGAGGCATTAGTGAGAACAGAATCAAGCACGATCTCTGCGGAATACCATACGTTCTCCTGCAGTGTTAGCCCGGAGACGATGTTTGTTGATCTTGTGGATGCTTTTGAAACTACGTATTGCAGATACACGCTATTGGTGTCATAGAACACATACGCACCATCTGTTGGAACCCCCGATAGCGAGTCCCCAAACCCAAGCACCAAGAAGGAACCGTTCCCGGTAACCAGATCGTTGGTGTCAATGATTCTGAACCGAAAGGTGTTCGTAAAATATGAGTCGGAAAGATAGAGAGATGATGCACCGTTGTAAATGCAGGCTTGCCCAGATGCGGTTGTGCCAGTCTCACTCTGAATCACACCGGGTGCATTTGCTTCGCCGGGCTTTTGAATACCAGTGTTGGCTCCTGCTCCATTCCCAGAAGTAAAGAAACCCAACTGACCGCCACCCGAGGGCAAAGTAGACCCATAAAGAAAATCATCATGCAGACTTCCACCAATGCGAACAATGTTTGTGCTGTATGGATATTGCGGGCCGCCAGAGCTTACTCCTATGTCCGCTCGAAGGATGTTACTCACATAGTCCACCGTGTTGCTGTAGGACGCGGAGATAGAATTACTCGCTGAATTCAACTGAGCCGTGGTCACGTCACCCGCCCCCGAGCTAGACCAAGCCACGCTACCATCAGCCTGCACGGACGGAACGTAACCAGTCACCGGAGCGCCGGTGACGTTGTTGGTTGCGAGCGTCAGCGCGACGGTATCCAGCGAGCACGCGAAATTGGTGTAGCGGCCCTGCACGCAGACAACTGACAGGAACGCCCACCCGCCGCTGGGGACGGTCCATGCCCGTGTAGCCGTTCCGCTCATGTTGATCCACAGGTCGGGCACCCTCAACACGTCACCGTTGCCGAGGATCGAAAGCCACGTCGAGCGCGTCTCGGATGTGGACGTGTTGAGGAGGTTGGAGATTGAGACGGTCCCGGCCTGGACGTGGATCGGCGCGCCAACCAACATGTCGAGGCTGTTGGTCGAGGAAAGGGTGTTGGTCGTGGTGGACCAAGATTGAGCGAGCACGTTCGATGGTGACGTGACGGAGCCGCCGAAAGTGGAAGCGCCGTTGCCGTCAATCGTAATTTCATTGCGTCCGTCCGTGGTGTTTATAAGCTTCCAAAAGTTTGTGTTCCCAACCGCCATGCGGTCATCAGATGAGGATGAGGTGTCATTCCAGAAGACGTAAGGAGCTGTAGACAAAGTCAGGTTAATGTTTTGAGCCTGTATTGATCCGTTCACGTCTAGGACTTGGTTATCTGGAACTTTCCCGATGCCCACCTTGCCTGCAAAATAATTGGTGCTGGATGATGAGTCTGAAACAAAAGCATACCCCGCGTTGTGATTCGACAGCACGCCACCGTATAAGTCGATGTTTGTCCCAACGGAGTATGGATTTAGAAACTTTCCGAAGGCATAAGCCTGCTCAAGCCGAGTCCTGGGTAATGATGGACGGTATGGTG